GAACTATTAAGAAAGGCTAACTCTTGAAACATTTAATTATACCTGATACACAAGTTAAACCTGGAGTTGAACTAGGTTATCTTGAATGGATTGGAAAATATATAGTTGATAAGAAACCTGATGTTATCGTACAGATTGGTGACTTTGCTGATATGCCATCACTATCTTCTTTTGATATAGGTAAGAAGTCGTTTGAAGGTAGAAGATACAAAGATGATATAGAAGCTGCCAAAGAAGGTATGAACATTTTACTTAACCCGATGAGGGAATATAATGAAAAACGAAAGAAACAAAAACTCAAGCAATATAGACCCAGAATGGTTCTCACACTTGGCAACCACGAACAAAGAATTGACAGAGCAGTCGAAGGAGACTCTAAACTCGACGGCACTATTGGTACAGATGATCTCAGATACTCAGAGGCTGGTTGGGAGGTGTTTAGTTTCCTTGATACTGTTAGCATTGACGGGATTGTATATAGTCATTACCTTGTAAGTGGTGTTATGGGTAGACCTATTGGTACTGCTTCCGCTATGGTTAACAAGACTCACCAGAGTTGTGTAGTAGGTCACCAGCAAGGTAGACAAGTAGCCTATGGCAAAAGAGCAGATGGTTCTATTATCACTTGTATCATAGCTGGTTCTTGTTACTTACACAATGAGGACTATATGAGTATACAGGGTAATACTCACTGGAGAGGTATCGTGGTGTTACATGACGTACATGACGGTCAGTTTGATGAGATGTTTGTTAGTTTAAAATACTTGAGGAAGAAATATGGATAATTTTATGCAAAAGAACAATAGAGAAGATGATAAGACAGTAGGAGATTATGTACAAAGAACTGATCCTCTTTCTAATCTAAATCTCTATGAGAATACAACTAACGACAAAGTTAATCATCCATCACACTATAACAAAGGCACTATAGAAACGTATGATTACATAGTAGATACACTAGGTAAGTTTGAAGCTATTAGTTATTGTCAAGGTAACATCATCAAGTATATGACTAGAATGTGGCACAAGGGTAAACCATTAGAAGATGCTGAGAAAGCTGAATGGTATTTAAAGTCTATGATAGATTTATTAAAAGAAACAAAAGGGAAGAATTGGGGGTAATATGGCATTGACATTAAATGATATCTGTGATAGACTTAAAAACCTTGATGAAGTTTCGTTGCTTGAAGTATTAGATATAGCATCTGAGGACATAGTAGATAGATTTAACGATAGAATAGAAGATAAAGCGGATTTATTAGAAGAGGAGTTAAAAGATTGAATACATACAGTCAGTTTATAGCAAAGAGTCGTTACGCAAGATACTTAGAAGACCAGCAAAGAAGAGAAGATTGGAGTGAGTCTGTTCAAAGATATATAGACTTTATGGTTAATCATCTGGAAGCAGAGCATGGTCACATAGTAGAAACACCAACAAAACTAAAAGTACAAGAAGCAATAGAGAAGCTAGAAGTTATGCCATCTATGAGGGCTATTATGACTGCTGGTAAGGCACTAGATAGAGACAATACTGCTGGATATAATTGTTCTTATCTTCCTATTGATGATGTTAAGGCATTTGATGAAGCTATGTATATTCTTCTCTGTGGAACAGGTGTAGGGTTCTCTGTAGAGCATAAGTACGTTGAGAAGCTACCAGAAGTCCCTGAGAAGCTATTTGAGTCTGAGACTAACATAGTAGTAGCTGATAGCAAAGAAGGCTGGGCAAAGGCTCTTAGACAGCTTATAGCCCTATTGTATAGTGGTGAAGTACCTAAGTATGACTTATCTAAAGTTAGACCATCAGGAGCTAGGTTAAAAACCTTTGGTGGTAGAGCATCAGGATCAGAACCATTGAATCAGTTGTTTCAGTTCACTATCTACAAGTTTAAACAGGCTGCTGGTAGGAAGTTATCATCTATTGATTGTCACGATATACTATGTAAGATTGGTGAAGTAGTAGTTGTAGGTGGTGTTAGAAGGTCAGCTATGATATCACTATCAGACTTAGAAGATGATAAGATGAGAGCCTGTAAGTCTGGTGCCTGGTGGGAATACAATCCACAGAGAGCATTGGCTAACAACTCTGCTATGTACGATGAGAAGCCTGATATGAGCCAGTTTATGAAGGAATGGTCTAGCTTGTATGAGAGTAAGTCAGGTGAGCGTGGTATCTTCAGTAGAGCAGCATCAAAGAGACAAGCTGACAAGAATGGTAGAAGAGATATTAATTATGACTTTGGTACAAATCCTTGTAGTGAGATTATACTTAGACCATACCAGTTCTGTAACTTAACTGAGGTAGTAGTCAGAGCAGAAGACACACCTGCTGATATAGCAGATAAAGTAGAGATAGCGACAATACTAGGTACATGGCAGTCTACACTTACTAAGTTTCCATACTTGCGTAAGGTATGGCAGAAGAACACAGAAGAAGAAAGACTGCTAGGAGTGTCATTAACAGGCATTCTGGATAACAAAGTAATGGGAGATGTAAATGATGGAGCAAGAAGAATCTTACGAGAACTCAAACAAGTGGCTGTTGAAACAAACGCTAACTTATCTACTCTTCTCGGAATCCCTCAATCGACTGCTATTACTTGTGTCAAGCCTAGTGGTACTGTGTCTCAGCTTGTTGATTCTGCCAGTGGTATTCATCCTAGACACTCTAGTTATTATATTCGCAGGGTGCGTGGTGATAAAAAAGACCCTCTTTCCCAGTTCTTAAAAGACCAAGGAGTTCATACTGAAGACTGTGTTATGAAGCCTGATTCTACTGTTGTATTCTCATTCCCAATAGAAGCTCCTGAAGGTGCTACAGTTAGAGATGATTTAACAGCTATAGACCATCTTGAGTTGTGGATGATGTATCAGAAGGAGTGGTGTGAGCATAAGCCATCTGTGACTATAAGCGTTAAGGAAGAGGAATGGATGGAAGTAGGGGCATGGGTATGGAAGAACTTTGATGACATATCAGGTATATCATTCCTACCTTATGATGGTGGCTCTTATAGACAAGCTCCATATGAAGAGTGTACAAAAGAAGAGTATGTTAAGCTACTAGGTAACACTCCTCCAAAGATAAAATGGAATGAGTTAGTAGAAGTAGATGATAATGTTAAAGGAGTACAAGAGTTAGCTTGTTCTTCAGGAAGCTGTGAGGTTTAATGATGAAAGTTCTTATTGCTTGTGAGTATTCAGGAACTGTAAGAGAGGCTTTTAAAGCTAAAGGACATGATGCTTGGAGTTGTGATATTTTACCTACTGAAATTAAAGGGCAACATTTAGAAGGTGATGTATTAAACTTTTTGGATAGGGGATGGGATTTAATGATAGCTCATCCCCCATGTACCTATCTATGTAATAGTGGAGTAAGTTGGTTACACAGAACAAAAGGTCGCTGGGAAAAAATGGTCGAAGGAGCTAAGTTTTTTAAAAAACTATTAGAAGCACCTATTAAAAAAATAGTTATTGAGAACCCTGTTATGCACAAATACGCAAAAGAAATAATAGGAAGAAAACAAGATCAAACTATTCAACCTTACGAGTTTGCTAAATCTCTAGGTTCTGCTGATAATGTTTCTAAAAGAACTTGCCTTTGGTTAAAAAACTTACCTTTGTTAAAACCTACTGGAATGTTAACAAAGCACACAGCTAGGCAAGATATACATATGTTACCGCCTTCTAAAGATAGATGGAAGATTAGGAGTAAAACTTTTCAAGGCATAGCAAACGCAATGGCTCAACAATGGGGGTAAATTAATATGTGGGAGATTACACCAATATCAGGAGTAATGGTAGGAGTAGAGTATCAACATGATGCTAATGATTATAAGTATTTAGTTATAGACTTTTTTCTTGTGAGGTTTACTTTTCATTATGATGCTAGTGAATAAAAAGTATAACATTATTTATGCAGACCCACCTTGGTCATACAGAGATAAAGCTGCTTCAGGTAATAGAGGAGCTAGTTTTAAATACAAAGTACAAGATCATAGGTGGGTTTGTAACCTACCAGTTAAAGATATAAGTGAAGATAATTGTATTTTATTTATATGGATTACTATGCCTAAACTAAATGACATAATGGAAGTAATTAGTTCTTGGGGTTTTTCATACAAGACTTGTGCATTTACATGGGTAAAAAGAAATAAACTACAACCTAGTTGGTTTTGGGGTATGGGTAACTGGACAAGGGCTAACCCAGAACTATGTTTACTAGCGACAAAAGGTAAACCTAAAAGAGTTAGTGCTGGTGTTCATAGTGTAGTAGACACACCTATTGAAAGACATAGTAAGAAACCAGATGTTGTTAAGGATAGGATAGTTCAATTATGTGGAGACTTACCCAGAATAGAATTGTTTGCTAGACAGAAAACAGAAGGATGGGACGTATGGGGGAATGAAGTATGATTATGGGTATATTAAATATTATCAAACATGTTGTACTTATACTGTATGTAAGTTTTATTGTTAGTTTAATTCTAATAGGTGCGGTTGGAGAGTTTGTAGTAGAAGATAAGAGAGGATTACAGGAGTTTTTAGTAGTAGCTGCTATATTCACTCCAATCTACCTTGCTTTCTTGTGGGGTAAAAATGAGTAATATTCTTATATTTATATTAGGATGTAGTGTTAGTTATTTATTATTATACCAAGGCAGAGAAGAAATACATGATTTATGGAAGGTAGCTTACAAAATAGGCAAAGATGATGGTACTTCTGTAGCCAAGGCACAGTATGAATGGACAGAAGAAAGACTTAGTGAAGAGTGTATGTTGTTACACTTTGAGAAAGATGAGAAGCGTAGAAGTAACCTAGGATTAAAAGGGCTAGGTCAATGACAATAGTTGAATCACCTTGTATTGGTATTTGTGAACTACAAGACAATGTTTGTATTGGCTGTAATAGAACAGTTGAACAAATCACCAATTGGGAAACTATGAGTCACGAAGAAAAAGAGGAGGTAATAAATTCTTTATCTAGTACGACCATACAGTAGGTCTAGGTCTAAAAGTAGAGTTTTCAGATGTATCTAAGTGAATGAACCTACCACTGCCTTTCTGTTGCACTCCTATGCCAGTAAAACCAAGCTCAAAAGCTAGTGACATAAGCTGGTAAGCGTCACCTCTACTTACCTTTACATCAGCAGCTAAACCATCATGGTGAACACCTGG